GTTTCTTCTGACGTAGCTTCTGCTATGGCAATGGCTGGTGTGTTATCTTACACTCCTGCTTTGTCTGCTGACCTACAAGTTGACGATACAGGCAATACATTTGCTGGTATGTTGCATGGTCGTATCAAGGTTTATATCGATCCTTATTTCGGTGGTTATACATCGAACCAAGAATTGGTTACAATCGGTTATAAGGGTTCTTCTCCTTATGACGCTGGTATCTTCTATTGCCCATATGTACCGTTGCAAATGGTTCGTGCAGTTGACCAGTATACATTCCAACCAAAAATTGGATTTAAGACTCGTTACGGCATGGTTGCAAANCCNTTTGCTCGTGGTNTTACAAAAGGCGATGGCCGTTTGGATGCACGTACAAACGTTTACTACCGCATCTTCCAAGTTAAAAACTTGATGTAAAAAAAGTCACCAAAGAGTGACATTTTAAAAGACCACCCACAAGGTGGTCTTTTTTTTGGCTCCTAAATAATGTATAAGGAGAAATTAATGCCTTTATTGAATAGAAATCCACAGAACACTAATCCATTACANCCCACAAAATTCTTACTGACGTTCTCACGTATTCAGACGGTGCAGTATTTTTGCCAAGAAGTAAATCTTCCTGGTGTAACATTGGGTGAAGTCATTAGAGAGACTCCATTTTTGGATATGTATTCTCCTGGTACCAAATTAACATATGATCCGCTTGATATATCGTTTGTGATTGATGAAGAATTGGACTCATGGAAAAATATCTATGATTGGTTTACTTCCATTGCAAACCCCGATGGATTTGAAAAACGTACCTATAACAGAGAATTACAAAGAAGTGAATATTTTTCGGATGCTTTTTTAACAGTATTAAGTGCGCTGAATAATCCAATATTAAGAATTGAATTTACTAATGTATTTCCATTAACTTTAAGTGATATTCANTTTGATACCAAAGCATCGGCCGATACTATCATTACTGCAAAGGCAACATTTAGGTATCAATCATATAGATACTTGACAACATAGTACTTTTATGTTATAATGTTTTTATTATGTAACTTATTGATTATATTAAAAAATTTATATGGAAACACTTGAACAAATATTAAAAATGTGGGAATCGGATGCCGTTATAGACCAAACGGAACCATCCAAAGAATTATTAAAGATACCTGTATATCACAGTAAGTACCTTTCTATTCTCACCAAACATAAAATTGCCTCTAANAAGGCTCATTTTGATTACCTACGTATGCGTAAGGTTAAATGGGAATACTTTACAGGTAAAATGTCACAACAAGAATTAGAAGATTATGGTTGGGAACCATTNCAGTTTGCTCTCAAGTCTGACATAACCACATACCTAGAAGCGGATGCTGACCTTATTAAATTGCTTGAGAAGAAGGTTTACCATGAAGAAGTCACATCCGTGGTTGAATCAATTATGAATGAATTAAAACAAAGAACATGGCAACTGCGTGACTTCATTTCATGGGAGAAATTCATCGGTGGCCAATGATTTAGTTATTACTAAGAAAGATGAGGTCTTTGCCAAAGTGGCCTGTGAACGCCACATTGCAATGGAGTTATCTGAGTTCTTCACCTTCTTTGTACCAGGTTATCAGTTCGTTCCAGCCTATCGGAATCGAATATGGGACGGTAAGATACGATTGTTTGCTTTACAATCTGGTCAAATTTATCTTGGACTCATACCTTATCTCAAAGAATTCTGTGTTGAACGTGAATATACATATGAATTAGAAGAACTAACAGATGACTACTCTGTATATTTGGCAGAAAAATTTATCAAAACTTTAAATCTTCATTCAAACGGAGAACCAATTGAGGTAAGAGAACACCAATTAAATGCTTATGTTCACGCAATGCGTAATCGTAGATCATTATTATTGTCACCCACGGCATCAGGTAAATCATTAATCATATACCTTATTTGCCGGCAGTTATTAGATTATCAAAACCTTAAAGGTCTTATTATTGTTCCAACCACATCTTTGGTAGAACAATTATACGCAGACTTTGGTGACTATGCAAGTGAAAGTGGTTTTAAAAACTTTATGCATGTACATAGAATTTACCAAGGTAAAGAAAAGACCACAGATAAATCCATTACGATATCTACATGGCAATCATTATATCAGATGCCAAAAGAATATTTTGAACAGTTTGATTATATTATAGGTGACGAAGCACATCTATTCAAGGCACAGTCATTGACAACCATTATGACGGCTGCCAATAAAACAAAATACCGTATTGGTCTAACTGGTACTTTGGATGGAACCAAAACACATAAGTTAGTCTTGGAAGGTTTGTTTGGACCTGTTGAGAAGGTTATAACAACCAAAGAATTAATTGATAAGAAACAATTATCGGATTTTAATATTAAATGTTTAGTACTTAAACACTCAGATGAGATTTGTGCTGAAATGAAAAATGCAACTTATGTGGATGAGATTCAATATCTAATTGCTAATGAGTCAAGAAACAGATTCATTCGTAATCTCACTATATCATTAAAGACCAATACATTGGTATTGTATCAGATGGTTGATAAACACGGTAAGATTCTTTTTGATATGATTAAAGAAAAAGCTGGAGAACGTAAAGTATTCTTTGTTCATGGCGGTACCGATACCGAAACAAGAGAAGAAATTCGTGGAATAATGGAGAAAGAAAATGATGCAATTGTTGTGGCTAGTTTTGGTACTTTTTCTACTGGAATTAACATACGTAATTTGCACAATATTATATTTGCGTCTCCGTCAAAGTCAAGAGTTCGAAATCTTCAATCGATTGGACGTGGCCTTAGACAATCAGAAGGCAAAGAAATGGCGACACTCTATGACATTGCAGATGACCTCAGATACAAAAAACATATGAATTTTACACTTCAACATTTTGTGGAACGAGTGAAGATATATAATGAAGAGCAGTTCTCATTTAAGATTTACAACATAGGACTTAAAGATGGAAAATAATATAAAAATTGTTCGTTTTAAAGATGGATTGGATGTTGTTTGTCATTTTAATTATACATCAGAAGATGAAACTATGATGGAGCTTGAAACACCAATGATGTTTGAGGTAAGAAACACCAATTTGGTAATGCAAAATTGGCTACCTTTATCTTTGATGAAAGTAAATACGGTTAAGATTAAAACGGAAGAGGTTCTTTGCTTGATTGAACCTTCCGATGAATTCGCTGAGTATTACCATGAAACAATAACTAAGATGAATAAGTTTAATGGTAAGAAACAAACCGAAGAAGAATCTCATCAGTTAATGGAAGCATTAGCTGAATTGGAGAATATAGATGAAGCTGACCTTCATTAATATATATCATAGGGGAACACCGAGGACTATAACACATGTCAAGCCCCTTGTCAACAACTTTTTATGGTACATTTGAATGAGTAAACAAAAACATTATATTAATAACGGAGATTTTCTAACAGCTTTGGTCGAATACAAGACAAAGAAAAAAGAAGCAATCGACAATAATTTACCTGAACCTCGTATACCGAACTACATAGGTGAATGCTTTATGAAGATTGCCGAAGGTCTATCACATAAGCCAAACTTTATTAACTACACTTACCGAGATGAAATGATTTCGGATGGTATTGAAAACTGTCTTATGTATTTTGCCAACTTTGATGAAACCAAATCAAAGAATCCATTTGCCTACTTTACTCAAATCATTTACTATGCCTTCCTTAGACGAATACAGAAAGAAAAGAAACAACTGTATGTGAAGTATAAAGCCACAGAACAGATGGGTATTCTAGATGAGTTTGAGATGATGGAATATGAAGATGGTACATCTAGACAGTTTGAATTGTACGATAACATATCAGAGTTTATTGAGACATATGAGGATGCCAAACAGGCAAAGAAAGACTCCAAAGCGGCAAAGAATCCAAAAGGTATTGAAAAATTTATAGAATAGTGTTATAATCTTGTTATGAATATGAAAATTGCTGTTATCACTGACCAACACTTTGGAGCTCGAAACGATTCGGTTCACTTCTTAGATTTCTATGAGAAATTCTACCATGAAACATTCTTTCCTAAAATCAAAGAAGAACAAATCAAATTTGTTTTGATTCTAGGTGATACGTTTGACCGTAGAAAGTATGTTAACTTCTATTCTCTCAAGCGTACCAAAGAGATGTTTTTTGACCCGTTACAAGA